ACCATAGGGGACTATCTTCATTTCGGCCTTGCCATTCTTGGTAAAACCGACTTGAAAACCCTTAAGGGGGTGAAAACATGACAACTAACTACCTCCAATCGCTACACTCTTAGAGCCGCAAGCTTTTCCGGACTCGGGGCTTGGGTGGTGTCAGTGGGAACCAATATATCAAGATAGTATTGGTTCCCACACCCTCCACCTGACAGCCTCAGTCGTCAGCCTCAATGACGGCCAGTGCCACCACGAACGGCACCCTTGGCAGAATTCTTACCACCAGTGAAAAAATCACCAATATTTGCTAACCAACCAGAAAGGCCACGATCAGACTGACTACCGGTAAACAAATCACCAAGAGCGCCGGCAGCTTCCCAAAAATTTTCTGGGTAAGCAGACTTAATATCAAACTGTTGGTCAAATCCAGCTTTTTGTAAATCTTTATTCACCTCGGCATTAAAGGCGGCAATCTCCTTTTGCGTCATAGACTGGATATCATAACCGTACTTTTGCGCAGCGGCATGAATAGAAGCAGCCACCTTCTGAGCAGCAGCAGACTGATCCGAAGCATACTTGGTACCAGCCAAATGAGCATCCGCGGTGTACTTCTGAGCCATAGCCTGGATATTAGCAGTATTAAGCTGAGTCTGAGCTTGGAGCTCGGAGGTATACTTGGACATAGCCGTATATTTATCCGCAATGGCCTGATTAGACTGAGCAGAAACACGAGTCGATTCTAGGGAAAGAAGGGAAGAAAGCATAGAACCAAGAAGACCAGAGATAGCGGAATTAGCGCTAGTATCAACATTACCCATAGCACCACTCGGAGCGCCCGAAGATGCCGTAGCGCCGGAAGTGACAGCAGCACCACTGCCGCCAGTAACACTAAGAACGGGATTAAGACCAGCCGCAATTAAATCACGAACCTCTCGTTGATGGGCAGTAGAGGACATCCTCTCTTGCCAATCTCTATTTTTTTGGGCCTCTTGACTGTTGTACCGACGCATGGTTTCGTACTGCGCTTCCTGCCACTTCCGGAGTTGTTCTGCCTGTTGAGCGCTGGCGGCAGTATTGCTGCCCGCAATACCTTGAAGGGCGCCAGTTATAGATCCGGTAGTATTAAGTCGGTATTTATCAAGAGACCCAGGTCTTACAATAGCACCAGGAGAGGCAGTAGTCAAGGCCGACTTAGCCGAATTCATAGCCATAATCTCACCTCTTAGTGATGGTCGATAAGGCCAGGGATACTATACATAGGCATAGGCCGAGTAGCCTTACACTGAACGTAGAGGTCGGCAAACATTTGATTAGACACAGAACTTGTAACAGCAAGTACGCGATCAACATTAGTTTTATCCTCCCGAATCCAAGCATCAGAAAGCTTAGGGAGCTGGGTATACTCGTCGGCAAGATGCCAGACATCCAAAGAGGCCGGAGCCTTAGAACGCATCTCACCGGCAACACGGGACGGCTTGTAACGGTAATCGGCCCAGGCTTCCTGATAACCAAAAACCTCATCATCCTGGGCGGTGCCCTGAGCGTAAATCTCCTTGTTAAGAATAGGCTGCTCACCAATATTGGCAAAGACCGGGAAATAGTAGTCCAGGCGGTCACGACGAGACCAGAAACGTTCAAGGCCCTGCTGATAGGTATGGTCATAGCGAGCAACCATAACGCCGATCACAAAGCCATGCTCAACAAAGGATTTAATAAAGTCGCCGTGGACATCAGTAGTGACACTAAAGGCAGCCGTATCGCCAAGAGGAGTACCATCAGTCTGAGTAGCGGAGTTTTGAACGACCTGATTAATATTAACGGGTATACGATTGCCGCCAAGATACTCAGGACGCTGGAGGCGAGCATCGGGAGAAGTAACGCCAAAATGAGACTTAAGGATTTCAATATACCGAGTACCTCCTCTAGCGTCTTTCTCATAAAGTTTCTGAACCTGAAAGGCCATGCGCAACTGGTTGATAGTGGCCGCCGTCACAGAACCAGACTGAAGAGCCCACAGGTTGTCAAAGTACAACGTGCCATCACGAGAAGAACCGGAGGAAAAACGCACACCGGAAGAGATAGAAGTCAAATCAGCACTACTAGACGTACCAAAATTCCAAGTTTGAATAACGGAGGAATAATCCACACTACCCGAATCTGCACCAGTTAACCAAGCAGACATAGGAGCCTTAAACTGAGAATGATCGACACGATCAGAAAGAGAAACAACGGGAAGGTTGCCACCCTGGCCGACAGGAATGGTTACATCAGGGCCTTTCTGCGGAGCGGGCAAAGCGGAAGTGAAGTAGTCATGGAACTTGGCGGCCTTGAAGGGCATACCGCCTTTGACAACATCGGTGATATAGTTGGTGCCATTGGAACCTGCAAGGGTAGCGTCATCCACGGGAATATTGAGCGGGTCGGAAAGATTTTCATCACGAAACCACTCGTTCATAATGAGTGCATACGCCCTAAAGGGCAGCGCGTTAACAGAAAGATTGGCGACACCAGTAGGGATGCCCATGTAATCGGCAATCGAGCCAATAGACCAGCCGCCGGAAGGGGCAGACACCTGGGGGACGGAATACTCGGTGGTGGGAATCCAAGCGGACTGTGTATTCTCACCCATAAGCTCACGCCAATGCTGCCATACGATACGGTTGGGCACAAAATAAAAATAGGTGTCCAAATAAAGATTATCCATCATAGGAGTGAGCAGAGTTTGCAGGCGGGCAACCATAGAGGTCTTCAACTGAAAAGTATCGCCGGGAAGAACCTCATCCACATAGAAGGGGATAACGTCTCCAACGTTGAAACTGAGTTTAACACTATGGTCACGCCGAAAAGTGCTACGAGCAATATCAAGGTTAGTAGGATTAAGAGCAAATCTTGTATTTTCATTACGAGACAATTTAATACCTCCAGTCTGTAACGGTTGTTCAAAAGGAGGGGCCCACAGAGGGCCCCTCGTTCTCTGTTGTTCACACGGCCAGGGCGGCCGTGTATGCCTTGACCAGAGCCTCAGCGACTCAAGCCAATGTCAGGAATATGAAATTTAACCAGCGGGTGAGGCTGGCGCGGGGTCTGTCTCACCTCCTTTCGGGCCCTGTGAGGCCGCTGGCGGCTCACCAGCGGGATTTTGGGAGGCGGGTGGTGTAACCATACCCATAGCCTCTAACCAGCTCTCAGAGCCTGCCTGAGCAAGCCAGGCATGGAAAGATTGGCCGAACTTCTCGCGAGTTTCGAGGGGCAGGCTCATAAACGTCTGCTCGGCCTCTATCATGTGATTGAGCAACCCAGCATAGGTCTGAGGCATCTGGGAGAAATCACCAAACATACCTTGCACCTTTTGCAGGGCGGCAGTATCACCAGCGTTAAACCTGTCCATGATTTTATGGAGATCAACAGAATCTTTGTGACTCTGGATAAAGGCATAGAGGTCCTCTTTACCGCTCTCCTTGAGGGTCATAACGCCGAAGCGGTCGAACTCGGGGGAATAGAGAATCTTTTCGCCGGAGCCGGGCTCAGAGCAAAAATGCTCCTGATCACGATGCCAAGTCTGGAACATCAGACATCCTCCTTCTGCTGCATAGAGCGAAGAACCTCCGCGCCGTCGGAAATGAGCTCGTGGAGCTGGGCCGGAATGAGAACGCCTTTGTCGGAATCAAACTCACCAATCCGGAAAAGCTGGAAATCAGAAGCGTGGGTAAAGAGCACGCCTTTGGATTCCATAATGGCGTTAGCAAAATTGCGAGCGGCGATATAGTCGTTCTGCTCAGTGTTGAGACCGAAGAAACCGGAACGCAGGTCACGAATGGCGTAAACGTTAAGCATCATTTTTATCATCCTCCAAAAAACCAGAAATTTCAATCAAACGGATTTGAAGCTCCAAGGCCAGGAACTCATAAAAATCGAGCTCCATGTTGAGGGAACGCCAAACTTTGGCGGCCAGCTCGTAACAGTCGGCATCGAGATTCAGCCGGACACAGACGATAGCACGTTCGTCATTCACATCCTGATACCTCCGCGATAGATTTTAGGGTTCACGTTGATACGCTTGGAATTGACGGCGGTGTGGCGAAAAACCTGCCTATCCTGAGAGCGCTTCATTTTTCGAGCCATGATTACAACTCCCTTCTCAAATTTTTTATACGGTTATGGAGCACGCGCTCCTGGGTCTCGAGGATTTCTTCGTAGGTCATGGTGGACTGGGCCAGCTTGGCCTTCTTGCCTTCCTCGGCAAAGTGCTTGCGCTTGGCCTTAATCTCAGCCATAAGCTCCGGTTGTTCCAGGTCAAACAGCTTATCGAAATACTTGGGAGGGCGAATCTTGCGACCGCCATCAGGAGTAGAAATAGAGATTGTGTCATACTCCATGCACTCGGGATGGTCTTCGTACCACCGGCGGCCAATACCAGGGCGGCGAGACATGTCGACATACTCGGGCTGGATGTTAAACGTCTGGTAGACATCAGCTTCTGGGCCACAAGCCTTTTTCATAACGTACCGGGCAACGTAAGCACAGGTTTCCCAGTTAACCTGACCAACCAGGACATAGCCGATAGGCTTCCGGATGCAAGGGGTGTCATACTCCCCTTTCTGTTCTACCACACTCCAGGCCTTTTGTAAAGCCTCAGAATAGTAATATCGATATCCAACGTCGCCGCGCTGGATATCTTGAACAGGAACAAGGTCATGCAAGTGGAGACCAAAAACTATTGCATGGTAGTGAGGGCGGAAGGTGGTAGAGCCATACTCACCGCACATGAAATACCGAATATGGTCATCCGGGAAGGCTTTCCGAAGGCGCTTCCAGAAAAGCTGCATATGACGCTTCTCCAAACTAAGAGACTGCATCGCCTCTCCGGTCTCCGGATCAGCATACCAATGACGAGGGACATGCTCTTCATCATAAGTCAAAGTCAGGAAGTAAGCGGAATCGTGATATTCGAGTTCCATCATACAGCGGTTAGCCCATTCACGAGAGCGGGCTATGCGGCAGCCTTCACACTTGCCGCAAGGAATTTCAACCCAGTCAAGCCAAGTCTTTTCCGCATAGGCAGAAATCTCAGGAACATCGGACGTACAGATGCGACCTTTTCGCAATTCTAGGTGATGAACACCATAGGGGACTATCTTCATTTCGGCCTTGCCATTCTTGGTAAAACCGACTTGAAAACCCTTAAGGGGGTGAAAACATGACAACTAACTACCTCCAATCGCTACACTCTTAGAGCCGCAAGCTTTTCCGGACTCGGGGCTTGGGTGGTGTCAGTGGGAACCAATATATCAAGATAGTATTGGTTCCCACGACCCTCCAATTTTCAGCCTCAGACGTTAACGTTTTTTGCTGGCAGCCTTACCAGACCAAGTATCACCAACAGCACCGGCAATCATCTTAGCATAATCAAAAATATTATCACCCCAAGGGAGGCCAAGCTGATCAAGAGCTTCGCGACCAGACGCAAGTTCAGGACCAAAAGCCTGCCAAGCATTAGATGGAAAACTTTCCCTTATATCAAAATCGTGTTTAAAACCAGCTTCTTGCAAATCTTTATTCACAGAAGCGTTAAAAGCAGCAATCTCCTTTTGCGTCATAGACTGGATATCATAACCGTACTTTTGCGCAGCGGCATGAATAGAAGCAGCCACCTTCTGAGCAGCAGCAGACTGATCAGAAGCATACTTGGTACCAGCCAAATGAGCATCCGCGGTGTACTTCTGAGCCATAGCCTGGATGTTAGCAGTATTAAGTTGGGTCTGAGCTTGCAGACCAGCAATATCCTTGGAAGTCTTAGAGGAAAGCTCGGAAGTATATTTACTCATAGCCGTATACTTATCCGCAATAGCCTGATTAGATTGAGCAGATACACGAGTAGCCTCTAAGGAAAGAAAGGAAGAAAGCAGAGTACCAAGAAGACCAGAGATAGCGGAATTAGCGCTAGTATCAACATTACCCATAGCACCACTCGGAGCGCTAGAAGATGCCGAAGCGCCGGAAGTGACAGCAGCACCGCTGCCGCCAGTAACACTAAGAACGGGATTAAGACCAGCCGCAATTAAATCACGTACCTCTCTCTGATGGGCGGTAGAGCTCATACGCTCCTGCCAATCACGATTTTTTTGGGCTTCCTCAGAATTGTATTTTCTTGCAATCTGGGATTGCTGCTCCTGCCAGGCCCGCAGCTCCTCCGCCTGTTTGGCGGAGGCTGCGGAATTCTGGCCGGCGATACCTTGGAGAGCACCAACATAAGAGCCGAACTTATTAGCAGCAGAAGAAGGGGGGGTAGACTGCTGCTTCGCGGAAAGTTGCTGCTTCGCCTGGGTATATTTAGAGCCAAAAGCCCATTCGCCGAGCGTCATTATATCATACCTCCTTAGTGGTGGTCAATAAGACCAGGGATAGAATACACAGGCATAGGCCGAGTAGCCTTACACTGGATGTAGAGGTCGGCAAACATTTGGTTAGACACAGAACTTGTAACAGCAAGTACGCGATCAACATTAGTTTTATCCTCCCGAATCCAAGCATCAGAAAGCTTAGGGAGCTGGGTATACTCGTCGGCAAGATGCCAGACATCCAAAGAGGCCGGAGCCTTAGAGCGCATTTCACCAGCAACACGAGACGGCTTGTAACGGTAGTCGGCCCAGGCTTCTTGGTAGCCAAAAACTTCATTGTCCTGGGCAGTGCCCTGGGCGTAAATCTCCTTATTCAGGATAGGCTGCTCACCAATATTGGCGAAAACCGGGAAATAGTAGTCCAAACGGTCACGACGGGACCAAAAACGCTCAAGTCCCTGCTGGTAAGTATGGTCATAACGGGCAACCATAATGCCGATCACAAAACCATGCTCCACAAAAGACTTAATAAAATCGCCATGCACATCAGTTGTGACAGAGAAAGCAGCAGTATCACCAAGAGGAGTACCTTCGGCTTGAGTAGAAGAACTCTGAACGACCTGGTTAATATTGACAGGGATACGATTGCCGCCAAGATACTCAGGGCGCTGAAGACGAGCGTCAGGACTGGTAACACCGAAGTGAGACTTAAGAATTTCAATGTAACGAGTACCTCCTCTTGCATCCTTTTCATAAAGCTTTTGCACCTGAAAAGCCATGCGGAGCTGATTGATAGTAGCAGAGGAAACAGAACCGTCATTGATGGCCCAAAGATTAGTAGGAACAAAGGACGAGACATTACCAGGAAGAGTACTTACATGAGCATTAAGAGCACCAGGTTCAGGAGAAGTACTTTCATTAACGCAAACCACATTATAAGGCATTTCATCAAAAGTCCTAATTTTAAGAGGAAAAGAAGACAAACCAGAACTTTCGCTAAGAGTTCGAACAGGATAATTCGCACCACCAGACACAGGGATGGTCACATCAGGGCCTTTCTGCGGAGCAGGCAGCGCGGAAGTGAAGTAGTCGTGGAACTTGGCGGCCTTAAAGGGCATGCCGCCTTTAACAACATCGGTGATATAATTGGTGCCATTGGAACCTGCAAGGGTAGCATCATCCACAGGGATATTGAGCGGATCGGAAAGGTTTTCGTCACGAAACCACTCGTTCATAATAAGGGCGTAGGCACGGAAGGGGAGGGCGTTAACAGAGAGGTTAGCAACACCAGTAGGGATGCCCATATAGTCGGCAATGGAACCAATAGACCAGCCACCAGAGGGCGCAGTTACCTGAGGGACAGAGTACTCAGTCTTGGGAATCCAAGCGGACTGTGTATTCTCACCCATCAGCTCACGCCAATGCTGCCAGACAATACGGTTAGGCACGAAGTAAAAATAAGTGTCCAGGTAAAGATTGTCCATCATGGGAGTGAGCAGCGTTTGGAGGCGGGCCACCATAGAAGTCTTCAACTGGAAAGTGTCTCCAGGTAAAACTTCATCGACATAGAAGGGGATAACGTCTCCGACGTTGAAACTGAGTTTAACGCTATGGTCACGCCGAAAAGTACTACGAGCAATGTCAAGGTTAGTAGGATTAAGAGCAAATCTTGTATTTTCATTACGAGACAAGTTAATACCTCCAGTCTGTAACGGTTGTTCAAAAGGAGGGGCCCATGGGGCCCCTCGCTCTCTGTTGTTCACACGGCCAGGGCGGCCGTGTAGGCTGCTTTAATCAGATTCAGCCAATGTCAGGAATATGAAATTTAACCAGCGGGTGAGGCTGGGGCGGGGGTAGATACATCACCTCCTTCACTGGAATGGCCCTGGGAGGCCGTAGGAGGCTCACCAGCAGGTTTTTCAGTGGTGGGGGGTGTAACCATACCCATAGACTCTAACCAGCTCTCAGAGCCTGCTTGAGCGAGCCAAGCATGAAAGGATTGGCCGAACTTCTCTCGGGTCTCAAGGGGTAAGCTCATAAACGTCTGCTCGGCCTCTATCATGTGATTGAGCAGCCCGGCATAGGTCTGGGGCATCTGGCTGAAATCACCAAACATGCCTTGCACCTTTTGCAGAACGGCAGTATCACCAGCATTGAACCTGTCCATAATTTTATGGAGGTCAACGGAATCTTTGTGGCTCTGGATGAAGGCATAGAGGTCTTCTTTGCCGCTCTCCTTGAGGGTCATAACGCCGAAGCGGTCGAACTCGGGGGAATAGAGAATCTTTTCGCCGGAGCCGGGCTCAGAGCAAAAATGCTCCTGATCGCGGTGCCAAGTCTGGAACATCAGACATCCTCCTTCTGCTGCATAGAGCGAAGAACCTCCGCGCCGTCGGAAATGAGCTCGTGGAGCTGGGCCGGAATGAGAACGCCTTTGTCAGAATCGAACTCGCCAATACGGAAAAGCTGAAAATCGGAAGCATGGGTAAAAAGCACGCCTTTGGATTCCATAATGGCGTTAGCAAAATTGCGAGCGGCGATATAGTCGTTCTGCTCAGTGTTGAGACCGAAGAAACCAGAACGCAGGTCACGAATGGCGTAAACGTTAAGCATCATTTTTATCATCCTCCAAAAAACCAGAAATTTCAATCAAACGGATTTGAAGCTCCAAGGCCATCAACTGGTAAAAATAAACTAGTAAAAATCGAGGACACAAACTGGTAAAAATAAACTAGTAAAAATCGAGGCCAGAAACTAGTAAAAGTCGAGCTCCGTATAACCAGAAAGTTCAATTAAGCGGATTTGCAACTCCAGGGCAAGGAACTCATAAAAATCAAGCTCCATATCGAGAGAGCGCCAAACTTTGGCGGCCAGCTCGTAACAGTCGGCATCGAGATTCAACCGGACACAGACGGTAGCACGTTCGTCATTCACATCCTGATGCCTCCGCGATAGATTTTGGGATTCACATTGATTCGCTTGGAATTGACAGCGGTGTGGCGGAAGACTTGCCTATCCTGGGAACGCTTCATACGTCGAGCCATAATTACAACTCCCTTCTCAAATTTTTTATACGATTATGGAGCACGCGCTCCTGGGTCTCGAGGATTTCTTCGTAGGTCATAGTGGACTGGGCCAGCTTGGCCTTCTTGCCTTCCTCGGCAAAGTGCTTGCGCTTGGCCTTAATCTCAGCCATAAGCTCCGGTTGTTCCAGGTCAAACAGCTTATCGAAATACTTAGGGGGACGAATCTTACGGCCACCATCTGGGGTGGAGATAGAGATAGTATCATACTCCATGCACTCGGGATGGTCTTCGTACCACCGGCGGCCAATACCAGGGCGGCGAGACATGTCGACATACTCGGGCTGGATGTTAAACGTCTGGTAGGCATCGGCCTCGGGGCCAGAGGCTTTCTTGAGGACGTACCGGGCGACGTAAGCGCAGGTTTCCCAGTTAACTTGACCAACCAAAACATAGCCAATAGGCTTCCGGACGCAAGGGGTGTCATACGCCCCTTTCTGTTCTACCACAGACCAAGCCCGTTGTAAAGACTCCGAGTAAAAATACTGATATCCGACATCGCCACGCCGGATATCCTGCACAGGCATCAAGTCATGCAAGTGGAGTCCAAAAACTATTGCATGGTAATGAGGCCGGAAGGTGGTGGAGCCATACTCACCGCACATAAAATACCGAATATGGTCATCCGGGAAGGCTTTCCGAAGACGCTTCCAGAAAAGCTGCATGTGACGCTTCTCCAAACTAAGTGACTGCATCGCCTCTCCGGTCTCCGGATCAGCATACCAATGGCGGGGTACATGTTCTTCATCATAGGTCAAGGTCAAGAAGTAGGCGGAATCGTGATATTCGAGTTCCATCATACAGCGGTTAGCCCAATCACGAGAGCGGGCTATACGGCAGCCTTCACACTTGCCACAGGGGATTTCAACCCAATCAAGCCAGGTCTTTTCAGCGTAGGCGGAAATCTCGGGGACATCGGACGTACAAATGCGACCCTTGCGCAGCTCCAAATGATGAACACCATAGGGGACTATCTTCATTTCGGCCTTGCCATTCTTGGTAAAACCGACTTGAAAACCCTTAAGGGGGTGAAAACATGACAACTAACTACCTCCAATCGCTACACTCTTAGAGCCGCAA